AAATTGCGGTCTATGATTGCCAAGTCTTCACGAGTCAGTTTAAGCATGGTCAATTCTCCTTCCCCGTACGATGCGCGGGATGGCGCGGTTACGCGCAAGGTAACAGTCTTGCGTCAGGATGTAGTTCGCGGTCGTGCGCATTGCGTCGCGCATGTGTTCGTAGTGCGGGCGAGTGATTTTCATGGCAAGGACTCCAAGCGGTGAAACGTGATAGGAGACAATGCAACCGGCGTGCCAACACACAATCGACAATCCGGCTGGCCGGCTTGGGATGGGAGATTGGACCATGTGCCGTAGATTGTCAACCGCATACCAAACTTTGTCACTCGCGCCCATTTTGTGTCACCTCGCCGTCGAGCGCGAGTCTCGACCAGTGGTAGCGAAACGAACGGTAGGTCAGCCCTAGGCTCTTGGCGGCTTGCAGCTTGTTGCCTTCCGTGCGCCAAGCAGCTAGCAGAATAGTCCTGGACGCCTTGTCCATGAGTGTGTGATACAGCGAGTCGGATTCTGTGTCCTGGGCAACAGATACGGCCTGTCGTGCAGTACGGTACGGATCGGGAGTACACATTGTCGTTGGTCCTTTGGTTGATGAAACGGGCCAAGTGTCGCAGAACGTCACGTGACGTACAACGTCTATTTGAGCAGTCGTAACCTGTCAGATAGTAGTGATTCGTATGTGGCCGCTCCCTCGTCGCGTTCCCTCCCCAACACCTCTCCCCCACCATATGTTGTGGCCTTCCCCTGGATATCCAACCAGCTATTACGCATAATCCTTAGTATGTAATATACTAACGCATTGATTCGCATCGCATTCGCGCTCATAACACGTAGCGCGTACTGGCATATGTCGCATAGCGCGCATTGTGCAGTGCGATCGGTGCGTAACACATTGTAAAATAAGGCCCGGGGGGTGGGTTCTCAGACTAAGTTTGGAGTCCCGTTGCACTCGGCTGTACGCCCGGTGTCACACACCACGAAACCGGTACCTTCTAGACCATCCAGGGGGTGGTTTTTACGCCTTAAGTGGTCGATTTTGACAGCATTCGCTATAAAAAATTATAATTCTAGGAAAATCAAGCCGCTAGCTACAGTTATGGCCGTCCCCGTTATATTTTGGCGAAATTTGTAGATACTACCGTTATACCGGTGCGCTTCGAGAAGGTGCATAGGAGCGTAGGCGCCCCAAGGCGCCGCAGCGCCCTCGTACATAGATCGTATGTCGGGCGAAAGTCTTCGCGCGTACTGAGCGCGTGTCCCGGCCAAGACATAAAACTGGCTAACCCAATAACATTCGCCAGGACAATCACCATGCAGGTTACCATCTCGCCCGCCGAGTTCGGCGTGCTCGTCGATCTCGCGTTAAACAGCAACGCACCCGTTGGTCGGGTGCTTCAGTTCGGTGATCTGTTCCAGCGAGCGGCCAAGCTCGCCAATTCGAAGGGAGTTATCGGAGAGGTCCCGTTCATCCCGACAGTTACCCCGACCCCTCCGGCTTTGGGGCCGTCGGGGAAAGACGACGTTGTTCTGTCGGACTTCTGATATCACTGTGTCGAACCCTCCTGGCAAGACCTTGGCGGAACGCATCGATCCGACGGAAGCCGAACAGGCTGCCGGTATCGTCCGGCGTCGTGGGAAGGTGAAGGGCAGCAAGCGCGAAGCCCGCTCCATTCGTCGAGTTCGCACCGCCTTCGCGTCGCTCCTCGAGAAGAACGCCGACCAGTACCAAGAACTGTTCGCCCGAGCTGCGGACAAGGACCCGATGAAGGCGCTCGCGCTCATGGTAGCGCTCGCTGAATACTACATGCCGAAGCTCGGACGCATCGAGCAGACCGGCGAAGTGAAGCACACCGTTGCACACTTTGTCCCTGTCGTTGAGCGGGAAGAGCGTCCCAAGAACCTCACCTCGAACGGTGATGTGATTGAAGGGGCATTCACCTCGCTGCCTGAGGCGAATAAGTGAGAGCCTGCTCGCGCTGTAAAGCCGAGAAGCCGCTTACCGAGTTCTACGTCCGCAAAGGGCGCCCTCGGGGAGATTCTCATTGCAAGGACTGTGCCCGTGCCGATGGCCGGGCCGGACACGCCAAGAACCGCGAACGCTCTCGTGCAAAGGCCGCGGCATGGAAAGCCGCCAATCCGGAAAAACTGGATGCCGTTACTCGCAGGAATCGCCTGAAGGCCTACGGCCTGACTCCCGAGTGCTACGCGGAGATGTTCGCGCTTCAGGGAGGTTGCTGCGCCATGTGCGGCAAACACCAGTCCGAGGAGTCACGTCGGCTGGCAGTCGATCACAACCACGAGACGGGTGACGTCCGCGCGCTGTTGTGCATGAACTGCAACCGAACTCTCGGTCACGCGCAGGAATCTCCGGAACTGCTCCGCACCGCGGCTCTGTACCTTGAGCACTTTCGGTGAGCGGCATTCTTCCCGGCACGCTGCCGCGCGATGGCGCGTGGAGACCGCAGCCCGGACCGCAGACGGAAGCACTGAAGAAGGCTTGGGTGGAGGAGTTGTTCTTCGGCGGGGCTCGTGGCGGTGGTAAGAGTGACCTGCTCCTCGCCGATTACGCGATGGATGTCCCGACTCCGCATGGCGAATCGTGGCACGGTGTCATCTTCCGCCAAACGTACAAGCAGCTCGAGGAGCTGATCAAGCGCTCCCTCGTGATGTACCCCAACTGGTTCGGCCCCGACCGAGTTACTTGGCGAGCAGGCGACAGCATGTGGGTCTGGGCCAATGGCGCTACGCTCAAGCTGCGCTACGCCGAGTCCGACACCGACTGGATGGAGTACCAGGGTCACCAGTACGGGTGGATCGGGTGGGATGAGCTCCCGACGTGGGCCAGTCCCGAGAATTTCATGCGCATGAAGGGCTGCCTTAGGTGCGCCGATCCTCGGGTACCGTACCGACGTATCCGCGCCTCCGGTAACCCCGGCGGGCCCGGACACCAGTGGGTCAAGCGGTACTTCGGTATCGACAGATTCCCCCGCGGCTTCGAGCTGACAGGGGATCCGGATCTCCCGAACGGGCGCAAGGCCCGCATGTTCATCCCGAGCAAGCTCTCTGACAACAAGATCCTCACCAATGCCGACCCCGAGTACCTCGGACGCCTCATGGAGCTCGGAAATCCCGAGCTTGTCCGTCAGTGGGTCGACGGAGACTGGGATGGTGTGGTCGGCGCCTACTTTCCCGAATTTACCAGCCGTGATCACATCCGGGTATTCAGCGCCGGTGACATCCCCGCCGACTGGACTCGAATCCGAGCAATGGACTGGGGATCCGCCAAGCCCTTTGCAATTTATTGGGCTGCTGTCGCTGACGGAGCGACTGCGGTCAACGGGACGACTTATCCCCGCGGAGCCCTCCTCGTCTACCGCGAATTCTACGGTGCCAAAAAGCCCAACGAAGGCGTGAGGATGACAGCCGAGGAAGTCGGCAAGGGCGTCCTCGAACTTGACGGCGACGACAAGATCTCCGACAGCGTGATCGACCCCGCAGCGTGGCAACAGCACGGCGGTCCCTCGATCGCCGAGCGCATGATGAGCGCCACGAACGGCAAGGTAGCCTTCCGCCACGGAGATAACAAGCGCATCCCGGGATGGGACCAGCTCCGCGCCCGCTTGAAGGGCGACGGCGAACGCCCGATGATCTACATCAGCGACAGGTGCCAGAACCTGATCCGCACGCTTCCCGCGGTCCAAGGGGACCCGATGAAGCCCGAGGACATCGACACCGAAGCCGAGGATCACGCAGTAGACGCCCTGCGCTACCTCTGCATGGCCAGACCGTTCATCGCCAAGGGCCGCAATGCTGGGCCGCCCCCGAACCAGGGCCTTCGTCTCGCTGACCTCTTCGCTGACCGCGAACGCGTCCTCTCTCTCAACCGTTCCAGGATCTAAGTGGCCAACACTCCGACCGCCGAAGTTACGCAGACCGACGTCCAGAAGTGGACGGCGGAGCTTCAGGCGTCGGAGCAGTTCCTGCGCACGTTCCACAAGCAGGGCGACAAGGTCGTTGATCGCTTCGTGGACAACCGTGCCGACAGCCTTGACACAGGTGTTGACAGCTCCCGCATCTCCCGCCTGAATCTCTTCCACGCCAACATCATCACGCTCCTCGCGATGATGTACGAGAAGCTCCCGAAGGTCGAGGCGGATCGCCGCTTTGCCGACCCCAACGATGACGCGGCCCGTGTGGCCGGCGAGATGATCACCAGGATCCTCGCCCAGGACATGAACAGGTCGGACAACGACCTTCGGACCGTCCTCAAGCACACGCTCTGGGATCGGCTCGTCCCCGGCTTCGGTGTTGCCCGCGTCAAGTACTGCATGGAGGAGGACGAGCAGGCGGAGCCTGCCGGGACCCTCGAGGCCTCTGAAGGCGAAGCCGAGCCGCTCTACCCGAAGAAGGACGAGTGGTGCGAAGAGCTCTACGTCCACTGGCGTGACTACCGCTACAGCCCCTGCCGCACTCGCGAAGAAATGCGCTGGGAGGCGTTCCGCGCCTACATGAACCGCGACGAGTTCGTTGCTCGGTTCGGTGAAGAGAAGGCCTCCGGCATCTCCTTCACGTCCAAGGGCCCCGAGAAGCTCTTCGACGGCGTTGGCGCACAGAACATCAACGTCGACAAGCAAGCCGAAGTCTGGGAGATCTGGGACAAGGACGCGATGCAGGTCGTCTGGTGGGCGCAGGGCGCTACGGACCTTCTCGACACCAAGCCGGACCCGCTGAAGCTCGCGGAATTCTTCCCGTCCCAGCCGATGATCGCGAACCCGACGACGTCGAAGTACCTCCCGAAGGCCGACTTCGTCATCGCGCAGGACATCTACAGCAAGATCGACGAGATCGAGACCCGCCTCTCCTACCTCATCGACGCCTGCAAGAGCGTCGGCGTGTACGCAGGCGACTCCGAAGCCGTCAAGAACATGCTCCAGCAGGGCAACGAGAACCAGCTGATCCCCGTGGACAACTGGGCGATGTACCTCGAGCGCGGTGGCATCAAGGGCGCCATCGAGTGGTTCCCGATCGAGGCCGTGGCCGAAGTCATCCAGCTCCTGACCATCCAGCAGTCCGCTTGGATCCAGAAGCTGTACCAAGTCACCGGCATGTCCGACATCATGCGCGGCCAAGCCGCGACGACGGGCACGACTGCGACCGAGCAGAAGCTCAAGGCCCAGTTCGGCAGCGTCCGGATCTCCGCTCTCCAGAACGAGTTCGCCGAGTTCGCCCAGGACCTCCTGAACAAGAAGGTCCAGATCATCCGCAAGTTCTACGACGCCCAGCGGATCGTCGACCTCTCGAACATCATGAACACGCCGGACGGCTCCGCCGTCGGAGCCGATGGCAAGCCGCTGGTTCAGGCTGCCATCGCGTTGATCAAGAACTCCGACCAGTTCGACATCCGCATCGCCATCCGCTCGGACAGCATGGCGGCCATCGACCTCGAGGCCTTGAAGGCCGAGCGTACCGCGTTCCTCCAGGCCGTCGCCCAGTTCGTCGGTCAGGTGACCCAGGTCGCCACCACGATGCCGGAAGTCGTCCCCTTCCTGATGCAGCTCCTGAAGTTCGGCCTTGCCGGGTACAAGAGCTCCTCCGAGATGGAAGGCATCATCGACCAAGCCATCGCCAAATTAGAGGCGACCCTAGCGGCGAAAGCCGCGGCGCCGCCGAAGCCGTCTCCGGAAGAGCAGA